ACCTGTAAAGTTGATTGAATGTTGTTGACCTCTTGCAATCAAACTGTCTAATTTATCATTTTTAGCAGCAGCTGGAACTACAGTGCCTGTGCCTAGTGCTCCAGTTGTAGAGTTAACAATGTTATTCTTGAATGTTTGCCATACGTTATCATTTAGTAAACCATTACAGTTTGGGCATAATTTACCATTGACATCGTGATGACGTACAACGTGATCAATATCAATATTGTATTTTTTCATCAATGCACGTGCTAACGCATAAGTATTAGCAAGAGTTTCATCGCAAATATGAACAGTACCATCTTTATGGTTATCGCACATCTCAATAGAAATTGAGTTAGTGTTTTTAATCGTACCATAATATGGGTGGTGATTTGATTGACATTTACCTCCAACCGCATAAGCAGAATAATTATCTGGAACACTTTGAGTTACTGAATCATCATCAACAAAGTAATGGGCAGAAGCTTTAACTACGTTGTTAGCAAAATATTTTCCATTTGCTTCATCACTATCTCCATCGTTGCTTGTATAATGAATAACTAAGTATTTGATTTTTGATAAATCTCTTTTACTTCCATAATTGGCACGGTTGGCTAAATTTTGTTTTAATTCATATGACATTTCTATTTTCTCCTTAATTTTCTTCCGCAAAAGTCTAATCTTTCGATAACATATCACTTTGACTTGCTAACCATCCTAACTGCACACCGCTTGTCCCATGAAAGGCAATTGCTTTATTACCCATATCAACATGATCTACATTAATAACTTCATCATTAGGTGTTTTGAAAGATACGTTTGTTGCAAGTTCAGTGTATTGGTCTTTGCCATTCCATCCTTTACGTTTCACTTTCATTCCACGTTTTAAATACTTAATAGCTTCATCAAACCCAAAAGTGGCCTCTCCACCTAATTCTGGGCAGTTTTCTTCATCAGCAAGAATCCATCCATCATCAAGAATATTAGATAACGTATAAATGACTCTTTCAGTTTCTCTAATATCCATTTCTTTGCCTTCTTTGGTATGCATAATGACTGTTTTCTTTTCATCATCCCAATACCAATATCCACCCCAAGATGGGAGCTTAATTTTTTCTCCGTTATACATAAGTTTAAACACTCTTTTAAATTTCATATTTCTATTCTCCTAACTTTATGCATCTATTTTCAAATTTCTTATAAGCATCAATATAGAGCTCTTTCTTGTCTCCATTGTACGTACATTCATACAACATAGCTCCTTTATTTGATGCACTTAAAATAGCCTTATGGTTTTGTAATGTCTTACATTGCCATTACAAAATCTTCTTTTTTATCCATGTGTTGCTCATTGTGCTTTCTAACTTCTTCTTTACAAATTTCAATAAATTCACCTGAACTCATTTTTTCTCCTTTTTTACTAAAAAATTTCTAAAATAAAAGCAATTATCATAATTAAACCGAAAATAAAAAGTGGGATAAGAATTTTACATAACCCACAAATAAATAGATCAATAAGTTTCAAAGCAATTAAAAGAATGAATAATACTTTGATTACAGTTTTCATATCATATCTCCTGATTTTGAGCAAAAGAAAAAGCCAACTTTCGTTGACTTATTATTTACTGTCCTTGTTCCCAAGCCCATTTTTTTGCTTTGTTGTACGCATCAATTGCTTCTTGAGGCACATTTTCTAAATTGCCTTTTGCAATTTGTTCGTAGTAAGGGTTAAAAATATCAAATAATTTATCAATTTCCTCTGGGAACTCTCTATAAACCATGTTATTATCAATCCTTTCTTTTCTTCAATGCACAATATTCAGCTTCAACTTCATCATATCTACGCAATCTATACATTTTTTTTCGCATATTTACTTATCTCACCTACATTATATTCATTTGCTATCGGTAAGTATATATATACTTTTAATTTCATTTGCCATAATTTCATAAGAGCCGTTATCAGAATAAGGAATTTCTATGCTTGCAACTTCAGGATCATTATCAATCGCTCTAGTAAAACCTTTAACAATACCCTTTATGGTTTCACCTGTGACACATTTTACCTTTACTTTTTTTCCAAAATATCCCCATAATTCTTTTTCTGTCATATGTTCCTTACTCCTTTCTTAATGTAGGCACTAAATGTGTTCCTTTATCTTTACTGTAATGAATCATGAATCTATGTGTTAATATTAAATTCCCATCAATATCAATAACATATCCTTCCATATTTTCATCAATAATTAGCTCTTTATTATTCCAATTCCCATTCGCTGTTCGTTATATAATTCCTTTGCCTGCGTGTGTTGAAATACATTGTTGAATTTCTTCCATTGTGGCATTAGAAATATAACTTCTTCCTTTAAGATAATTATTATGACCTAAAATATGTTTCCCTTGCTGTCCTTCTCGCAAAGATAAATTATATGTCTTAATAATCTCATTTTGAAGATTTACATTTTTAACATCTAATTGAATTGCTTTGTATCTATCAATATCAGTATACTTCATATTTTGATACTCTTCTATGCTTTTTGGCATAATTGAAGATTTTAATATTTTTGAAAACATTTCAAATTCTTTTTTATCAGAATTGAAACTAGTTTTTTTGAGTATTTTTAAAGCTTCTTCTGTGCTGCGTTCAGCCATGACTACTTTCTCTCTTGGATAAGCCTTTTTAAGAACGCTATCAATACCATGTTCTTTCTTGAATTGAATGTTGCTTTCTTTAATGAATTGAGAGCGTTTATCTTGCCATTCTCTAATCTTTTTAGCTTCTTTGGTGGAATCTACACCGCATTCATCAAGAATATTCTTCCTTTTCTTCCAAGAACGAATCTGACGCTCATAATATCTTTGCTTTTGTTCCAGTTTGTATTGATCATCATTCCTGTTCTTGTCAAATTCTTCGGTATCAAACGGACTGTTCTTATACTCATAATCAGTAACCTCATAAAATGAATGTCTACAGTTTGCTCCGCCTAGACCATCAACACGGCCATATCCCGTTGCCTTTTTAAAGTTCTGTAGACCTTTTACAGGAGTATGAAGGTAAAACAACTTGCCTTGCCATTCCTGATGGGATGGTCGAGCACCACCATGACTTGATGTCTTGACGATATTAATTCCTAATTCTTTACAGTTATCCATTTTAAATTTTAAAGAGCTTTGATTGACACCGCTCGTAACAGCTCTTCTAACTGCAACATCCATTGAAGTTGAATAATCAGTATATCCAATCACTTCAATTCCTTTCTGTGACAGTTTTCTAATTGATGAATCGATTGCCTTTTCTACATCATTTCCTGAAACGATTTTGGAATACGCTTCATCACATGCTTTCATAAACTGCTTATTGGTACATTTTCTTGAGATATTACACAGGTTTCTAATTTCTCCTTGTGTATCCTTGATACCTTTATTCAGGTTCTTATCGGACCTGTTCATCATGTCTTTTTTAGAAGTTTGAGAATCAGTATCTTTTAATCTTGAAAAGATATTACTTACTGTCATTGCTATACCGCTCTTGATAGCCGATTTTACTTTGTTTTGAGACGATTTCTTGACCTTTTGGAATTCAGTACCCGAATATTCAAAAAACTCTCTACTAGCTTTATTTTTCCATTTTGGATAATCTTCTTCAATGCTTTCTAAAGATGCAAGGTTTCTTAAACGTAAACCCATCCAAATTAAAAGAAGAGTTTCCAATGTGCTGAAGTCATTTAAGACATCATCACCCAACTCTTCCAAAAATTTATCAGTTAACATTTACATCCTCTTCTGTATCGTCATCTTCATCATCATCGTATTCAATGCCTTCATCTGAATTTTCAGCAACTTCTCTTTTTGCTTCTTCTTCACTCATACCTTGCCATTTGACCTTGTACTTCCATTCAGGCATCAAACCAGCGTTGACTTCTTGAAGGTCGATATTTCTTTGTTTTTCAGTATCAGTCAAAATACTCAGCATTATTTTTATCTAAATTACTTTACATGCTGACATTTTACAAGCTTCTTCAATTGCAAAAATAACTCCACTCATTGGGTTGTTACCCATACCGATTAATCCTGTCTATTGAAAAAGGAGCGCTTTTAAGCTACTCCTAACAGTTCTTATTTATAAAGTTTATATAAAATATTATTTTTCTTCCCATTTAATATTTACATCTTTTCCATGATGGACAAGTCCTATATAAATGACTTTACCTTTTAATCCGTAATCATATTTATTATCTTTGATTTGTTGAATAGCTTTATTTGACAGGTCATCTAATGCTTTTTCAAGAGCTTTTTTATCTTCTTTTAAATATTTAAATTCTAAAACAAATGATGTTTTCTTTTCATCTTTAGCTTTTAAAATTATATCATCCCTACCTTTTCCAACTTCTCTGTTAGAGATAATTTCATAATCTTTATCTAAACATAGACACATTCCTAGCATCATCATATGATAACTGTTTTCTTTTTCCAAATCATGATAACTTGGTATCATATAAAATATCTTTATACTCTTTTATAAACTTATCAGCTTGTTCATATCTTAAATAGCGCATCAATCGATTGAGCTGACCATCCCCTAAAGAAAGATAATAGTCAGTAATATTTTTAAATTCTTTTTTTACTTCTTCATTCGGTATTCTAATTCGATAATAACCATCCATTAAATCAATCACTTGATCTACTGTAAGATAACCAGCATTTACGAACAAGCCCCATAGTGTTGGTGTACTTTCCACTTCATAAAAACTTGTTTGTAAATTCACTTCTGTATCTAAATAGCCATCTTCAATTAATTCCTTATATTGCTCCTTAAAATCACGAGATGATTTCTTAATACCATCTTTGATCATCGTATTTGCACTGGTATTGACCCAATAAGATGTCAATTCTTTTGTATCAACATAATTTAATAATGACCCTGGATTATAGATATCTCCATTTCCTATATGATAGCCATCATACATCTCTTTGACTTTATTATTTAATTCTAATCCATAGTATTCTAGTAATTCTTTTGTTTCATCACTGTCAAAGCCAAAATAAGCAGCATAACGTTGATCCGTTACATCACAAACAACAAGATTATTTAAATCACTGAAGATATTTTCTTTAGCTACTCTTTGAATACCTGTAATAAAGGCATACTTTAAACTGTTCGATGTTTTAAGAGAATTATGAAGTAACCCTGATAATCCCCCTCTTACTTCTTCATAGAAACCTTTAGTATGAGCTTCTATAAATGGTGTATCATATTCATCAATAAAAACCATCACTTCCTTGTGATAGTAATCTTTTAATTTATCCATTAAAAACGAAATAGAATCTACTATACCTTCTAAATTTCCATTTGAATAATTCATTAGTCTACTTTCTAAAAAATCATGCTTATTTTGTTCGTATTTTGATAAATCATCAAAAACATAGACATATCTGTCCCATTCTTTCAACACTTGATCTTTTATTGTTGAAACAATAGAAGCCTTATCCCTTTTTGCATCTGCAAAAGAGATAAAAATGGTTGGATATTGATTTAATTCACTTGCATATGGTGTGTCCATGATTTTAGTACCTTTAAAGATTTCTTTATAATCTTTCGTGATATCAAAGAATTCAGATAACATGGACATATTAATTGTTTTCTCAAATTTTCTTGGTCTTGTAACTAGCGTTACTTCAGAACCTCTTTCTAAAAAATCTTTAATCATCCGTGTTTTATCTACAAAGTAATAATTTTCTTCTCTAAGCTTTCTAAAACTTTTAATTCCTGTTGGTATCTTTTTCAC